AATGGACTTGACTCTAGTAATGGCTAGACTAAAAAAGTTTAGGCTGAAGGAATATAACGACATAACCCCCACTATCTTTATAGAAGCAAGAGATCCAGACGAAGCGTGTCATTTAGCGTACTATAGGCTAGTTGAAATATTACTAAAACAGGATAACTCAAAAGAAACTAGTCTGTTAGCAAAAGACATACTTTTTGATATAACAATTAGAGAAGTTAAGGTGCCAGTATGAGAAGAAACTTTGACGACCCAGTGTATAAAGAGTGGAGAAAAAGAGTACTAGCCAGAGACAATCACAAATGCCAAATGCCTCACTGCAAACATACTAAATATTTACAAGTACATCATATCAAGAAGTGGTCCTCCGCTTCTTCTTTAAGATTTGAAATAGATAACGGTATAACACTTTGTGCTAAGTGCCATAAAGAAGTAAATAGAAATGAGCACTTTTACGAGTCTTTATTCCATGAAATAGTGAGAAACAACAGTGGCTAAATCAAAACCCTTTACAATAATAAAAGACACGAGAGAACAAGAAGGCTATACATTCGAGCCTAGTAGCTCTAGGTATCATACTTGTAAAGGTATGATAAATAGAAAACTAGACACGGGTGATTATTCTATAGAAGGCCTAGAAGATAAACTATGTATAGAAAGAAAAGCGAGCGTTGTCGAGTTTGCAAACAATATCGGTCATGACACAGTTAGATTTGCCAAAGAAATAGAAAGAATGAAATCCTTTCCGTTTAGATTTATTATACTGGAATTTTCACTTTCAGATTTAATGGACTTTCCGGAGAGGTCAGGCATACCTGAAGACGATTGGGGCAAACTAAAAATAACAAACAAGTTTATGTTAAGGAAAATAATGGAGTTTCAAATGCATGACGATATACATGTTATGTTTTGTGACTCAAAAAAGAACGCTAAATGGGCAGTTCTAAGTATCATTAAAAGGGTTAATGAGCTTTTTAACAACTAGGAGGCAGAAATGCTTAATTCAGACACCGTATCTGATATTCAAAGCTATGGGGTGGATGTTAAAAACAGGGAAATATACTTGCACGGATATCTCTCGAATACTGACGAAGATCCCGGCGTTGACTACAAGATGGCGGCAACATTCTATAAGAACATAAGAATACTAGACAAGCTATCAAGAGAACCAATAATAATTCACATGCACAGTGTGGGCGGAAGCTGGAATGATGGAATGGCTATCTTTGATGCGATACAATTAGCTAAATCCTACGTAACAATGATTTCCTACGGTCAAGCTGAATCCATGAGTAGTGTAATACTACAAGCAGCAGATAAAAGAGTTATGATGCCGAACTCTTACTTTATGTGTCACTTTGGCTCTAGTGGTTATTCCGGAAATTACCTAGACGTTCAAAAGGGTGCAGCGTTTGAAAAAAGAATAACAGAATTAATGCTAGATATCTATACCCAGAGCTGCCTCAAAGGTAAATACTTTAAAGAACAGTATACTGAACCTACGTTTGAAAAGGTTAAAAACTATCTGAAAAGAAAGCTGAAAGATGGAGACTGGTATCTAGACGCTAACGAGTCGGTCTACTATGGCTTTTCAGATCTAGTCCTAAACACAAGAAAATTCAACTCTATAGACAGTTTAAAATAAATGAGTGATCTTAAAAAAATAGATGAGGCTTGGCTAAACTTAGATGTTGATACGTCTAAATTATTTAATCCGTTCAACTTTGTAAACTTTAACGACGATGACTACCACTATAAGATGCTCTGGCTTATGACGAGACCAGAGTATTTTTCTTTTCTCTGCAAACAGGTCTTCAATATAAATATACTTCCATCTCAAGCATTGTTTTTATGTGAGATGTGGAATAGACGCTTTCCAATGCTTATAGCTAGTCGTGGTTTTGGTAAGTCATTTATTCTATCTTTATACTCTATGATAAGAGCATTACTTCTTCCCGAAAGAAAGGTGGTTGTTGTTGGTGCTGCTTTCCGTCAATCGAAAGTTCTTTTCGAGTACATGGAAACAATCTGGAATAATTCCCCGGTTCTAAGGAGTATGTGCGATGGAAATAGTGGGCCAAGACGAGATGTTGATCGTTGTGTTATGCGTATCAATGGCTCTAGGGTCACTTGCCTCCCTCTGGGCGACGGACAAAAGATTAGAGGTCAGAGAGCTAATGATATTATTAGCGATGAGTTTGCTTCCATTCCTAGGGATATCTTTGAAACAGTTGTCGCTGGTTTTGCTGCTGTTAGCTCTGATCCTATAGAAAATGTTAAAAAAGTAGCAGCAAGAAAAAAGGCGATAGAATTAGGTATAGAAGTACAAGAAGAAACAGATTCGGTACTTGAAAAGAAAAACAATCAAATTATACTTTCAGGTACGGCTTACTATGATTTTAACCATTTCGCAGAGTACTGGAAAAAATGGAAGACAATAATTAAAAGTCAGGGTAAACAAAATAGACTGAGAGAAATATTTGGTGAAGATCCTCCAAAAGACTTTAACTGGAGAGACTACTCAATCATTAGAGTGCCATACGAACTTTTACCAGAAGGCTTTATGGATGCCTCACAGGTCGCCAGATCAAAAGCGACAGTCCACGCTGGTATATATCAAATGGAGTTCGGAGCGTGCTTTACACGCGATTCTCAGGGCTTCTTCAAACGTACGCTTATCGAGTCTTGCGTTGCTAACGACGGATCTAACGATTCAACAGTAATAAAAAACAATAAAGGCGAAGATATAATATTTGAAGCTAGTCTAAGAGGAGACCCAAACAAAAAATATATATTTGGCGTTGACCCAGCATCCGAGGTTGACAATTTTAGTATTGTAGTTCTAGAAGTAAATGAAGACCACAGACGTATAGTCCACTGCTGGACCACAAACAGGGAGCAACACAAACAAAAAGTCAAAACTGGATTCTCTAGTGAATCAGATTTCTATGCTTACTGTGCAAGAAAAATTAGAGACCTAATGAGATTGTACCCATGCGTACACATAGCGATGGACGCACAGGGCGGTGGAATTGCTGTTATGGAGTCACTACACGACTCAGACAAATTAGAAGATGGAGAGGTTGCGATATGGCCAACCATAGATCCAGATAAGGCAAAGGATACAGATGATAACAGAGGTCTACATATCCTAGAGATGTGTCAGTTCGCAAAATACGATTGGCTATCGGAAGCTAATCATGGCCTAAGAAAAGACTTTGAGGATAAGGCTATCTTATTTCCTAGATTTGATGCGATAACACTGGGGCTTTCTAACGCAGAAGACGGATTAAAGGGTAGAGTGTTTGACACGCTTGAACAATGTGTACTAGAGATAGAAGACCTAAAAGACGAACTGACGATGATACAGATAACACAAACCGCTACAGGTAGAGACAAGTGGGATACTCCAGAGACTGTCATCGGAACAGGAAAAAAGGGTAAACAAAGAAAAGACCGTTACTCATCTTTAATTATGGCTAATATGGCTGCTAGAACTCTAGCTAGAATGCCGGAAGCTACGATATACAACTTCTATGGAGGATTTGCCACGATGGATAAGACAGACAAAAAAGGAGATATGTACTCAGGTCCAAACTGGTTTACTGACTCCGTAAAGGATATTTACTAGATTTAAAGAATATTGTGTATAATGTATTGACATTCACAATGCATTTCAATTAATTGAATAGGAATCCAAATGACTAAAGAAAATCCAGATCACCTAATAACTTGGAATGACTCAGATTTAGCCGGTAGAGCTAAAGCTTTTGAGCAGCATTCAGAATCCCTAGATGCTTACGAAGGTGTCTCCAAAGCTTATCATAGGGACTATCTTGACATAGAGCCAAATAGATCCGTAAGGCCGGGATTTACCAATAGAGACTACTATGCATTTAGACCTGAAGAGCAAACGCCAAGACGTGCCAAGCGAATAATCAAGATGTGCATGGACGCGTATGACAAGGTTGGTATAGTAAGAAATGTTATAGACCTAATGGGTGATTTTGGATGTCAAGGTATAAACATTGTACATGAAAGCAAAAGCGTTGAAAAGTTTTATCAACAGTGGTTTAAAAAGTGTAACGGGAAAGAGAGATCTGAAAGATTTCTCAATAATCTGTATAGAACCGGACAAGTATTTGTATATAAAAGTTATGCAAACATAACCCCCGAAATAAACACCTACATCAAATCATTGGCAAATGATATAACGCTAGAAGTTCCAGACATCTCTAAAAACGTGGTTCCTTGGAGATACAACTTCATAAACCCACTAAACTTGGAAATGAAAAACGGTGCGATAAGCTTATTTCTAGGTGTAAAAAACTATGAGCTTACAGCCAATACTTTTTTTGACAACTTTAAAGATGGCGGTGTACCAAAAAGAATGCTAGAGACAATGCCTTCAAATGTTAGACAGGCGATAAAAGATGGTAAGAAAAAAATAGACCTAGATGAAGAAAGATTAAGCACATTTTTCTATAAGAAAGATGACTGGCAGCAGTGGGCACACCCCCTCACGTATGCAATATTAGACGATATTATAATGCTTGAAAAAATGAGACTAGCTGACCTCTCTGCTTTAGATGGGGCTATCTCTAATATTAGACTTTGGACTCTTGGTAATCTAGATCACAAAATCCTTCCTAACAGATCTGCCATAAACAAGCTAAGAAATATCCTTGCCAGTAACGTTGGTGGAGGAACTATGGAACTTGTTTGGGGCCCAGAGCTTAGTTACACAGAGTCGAATAGTCAAGTATACAAATTGTGAGGTTCTGAAAAATATCAGTCTGTACTAAATAGTATATATGCAGGACTAGGTGTACCTCCAACCCTAACTGGTATGGCTAATAATGGCGGTGGATTCACTAATAACTTTATCTCATTAAAAACTTTGGTTGAAC